ATTAATTACTAAACGTAGTATAATATTATGACAAACCCAGCAGTTGATTTGTATAGTGTCTACATCATTAAATTCATCTGGTATTTCTAATCCAGCTTCTTCTGCCATGTCTTTATCAATGTTACCCCAATACTCTAGTATTTCAAATCGGTCAACATTGTAAGAGTTTCTATAATCTTCTAAGTCTGTTTCCCACCACTTACGTACATAATTAGTTCCCATATTTATACAATCGTCAATGGCTTCTTCTCTAAAGTATGGGCGTTTTTTAAGTCCTCGTAACTCAGAATGACTAAGTCTATGACGTTGTATAATATATTCACACTCATCCATGTTCTTAGCATCAGAGTCTGGGTAAAAATTCCAAATAGATACATTCTCTACTTTAGGAACTGTTTTAATTACAGGAGAATATTCTCCCTCTTCATTCCAATTAGCGTATTCTTTTTCTAAAGCAAATGGGCCTTTCAAGATACCAGTGCCAAATAATGCCATTTCAAAAGCAGTAGACCTAAGATGTTTAGATGCACTAGATTCTTCTAGCTGGTCTAGTATAAGTTTTTCCATTTCTTTAGCCGCTTCTTGAGCTGGACTAATAGTTTGTGCTGTAGGAGTTTTACCGTATCCAGGTTTTAGTTTGTCTTCTATAGGTTCTAACTCATCTTTAAGTGTTCCTACATACAAATCTCTCATAGTTTGTTCAGTTGCCCCTGGAGGTACTTCTTTACCATCTCCTGCAAAACCGTAAGTTTTACTTAATTCATCAATTAACTCTTCTGGAGCTTTGGGGTCAAAGTGTACAGCTTCTTCTACGCCTTCAGGTATACGAGTTGGTTCAATGCCAATTGGGAATCTTTGCCCTGCAAAGAGGACGTCTGTGATTTGCCCATAGGCCGCAAGGACTTTTGTCTTTGTAACTTTGATAAATACTTGAGATTTTTCCGTTGATGTAAATTGTGTCTCAGGTCCATACAAGCCCCTATACTGACGATACGCATCTAACCACCTCTCTTCTTCATCTCGACGACTACTTTCTACGTCATCAAACTTTTTTTGTACATACCCAGCTAGATAATCAGATTCACTATCTGGTTCTACCATAAAGCCTTCTACGTTGTTATCTTCTTCTGCCATGTTTAATACCCAAATGTTGCGTCAGCAGGTGACCACTTTGCTGCTTCTGTTGCAGGAGTGTAATCAAATATAGACCTACTAACTGGTCGTGACATTATACCATATCTTAACGCATCATACAAATGGTCTTCTGCTTTTGTATCAACATCCTCTGGATTTTGTTTACTCAATGGTAAAACAGGAAGTTGAGCTATAAGATTAGTACAGCTGTCAAATATTTCCAGACCTGCACGGTCTGTTTCGTCATTTATTTTAAGTCTTCTATGCACTTCGTTTTTTCCAGCAACACGACTACCTCTGCTTCTATCTGATGGTCGCCATCTACATCCCTCGACAATCATTTGTTCAGCCAAAGATGGACCAGTATCGCCACGCTTATGCCAAAGGCTAGAGTCCAGCACACCGTAAGAAAGATTACCATCATCTATTTCTGCCTGCATAACCATATGTGCCAATTCTTTTGCTGTAACTTTAGTGACATATAACTCTCGGTACACGATTAAAGTATCTGTAGAGGGGTCTACGGTAAACCAAAGAACCCCAGTATAAGAAGAATAACCATAGTCGCATGCTCTAAACTTTCTCCACGAACTCGGCACATTAAATGAAGGTATAACGTGCTTATCTCTTCTAAACTCTCCAAATGCAGCACCCTCTGCTATATCCCAAGAGCCTTCTAGTAATTGTTGTCTTTGCACCTCTGGCAAAGAAAGTAACATTGCTTCGTAATCCCCAGCTTCTGCCAAGTAAGGATTATCCATCAATTTTGCTGGGATGAATCTCCTCTTAAATAACGACTGCCCTGCTTTAGTGTGTCTATCTGGATATTGTAATATTTTACCCGTTTCGATATCCGTCGCTGCAAAAGCCCTATTGGGTACAGAAGGGTCGATAAACATTTTCTTAACCCAGATATGACCAGGACCGCCAGGATTAGTCGTAGCTCGCATATAAACAGGTAGCTTCGGGTCTGCAGTCCTAAGACGAGACCTGAGATAATCCCAAGCGTATGGCGTACTGTATTGCGTAAGCTCATCCACCCCGATGTAAGTAAATGCTTGACCTTGGTAACGTAGTACATCTTTATCTTGCTCCAAATATGTCATCCAGATTCTAGCACCAGATGGAAATGTCCATTGACTTTTTTTCTCCATCCATTTTGCACCTGGAAAAGCCTTAGGATATATATCCTGACTTTTATGTATTAATTCTCTTAGCTCATCATTTGTACGTCTTAATATTAGTGCGTTAAAATTATTATTAGTACAATATCTTAGTGGGTCAACTATTAGGGCAAACGACTTGCCACCTCCAGCTGCTCCGCCATATAACACCTCTCGTTCTGGAGCTGCTAAAAAATCCGTTTGCGGACCTTTATTAGGCTCAAATAAAATATGAGGAGCTTCTTTATTTAATCGAGGTTCTTCGTAATTAGGATTAACCTCTTCATATTCTATTTGCTCTTCTTTTTTTTCTAGCTTAGCAATCTTTTTCTGAGCATGAATAAGACTTAACTTAGCTGATTTTAATTTACGTTCCTCAGACGTTAGCTTGCGTTGTGATGTTACCTTCCGCTTCGGTCTTGGCTTCATAGCGTTTTTGTTTAACATACTTTTGTTTATCCGCTTTATCAGTCTTTACACGTTTCCATAATCCCATACCTGTAATTTTTCTACCTGTATATTCTGTAAGCCAACGTGCTACTTCTTCATAAGAAGAATGTTTTAAATATCTATACGCTTCATCTAATGCTTCCAGTTGTTCTTCAATTGGAATAAGTAAGTAAGGGTCGTAATCACTAACTTCGTATCCCCAAGGAACTTTGGGTCCACTCATTCGGTCATATCTATTTGTAGGATTCAACTTCTTCGATATCGTCATTATTTTTCTTTTCTGGTAATATAAATAATCCTATGGGTTTATCAGATGATACATTTAATTTTTCTACTTTAGATAATCCTACACGGTCTAACAACTGTTGTGATGCACTTAGTATCTCTCTGTTTCCTATTGCAGTTGGGTCATCTAAGACACCAACCATAGACATTACAGCTTTTGGTGCATTAGCCGCCATTTCTAATTCTGCACGTTCTATAATCTCTGAACGTAAAGATTGTACAATAACATGTGAGTTTGTACTGGAAGCATATCCAGCAATACGCATAGCTTTTGCATAGTTGCCTTTTGCTTCTCCAAATAAAGCATTTAAAAACTTTTCTTGTAACTCTGTTAACTCTTTAGGCATTTTTTACCCTCTTTCCTCCAGTTTTAGTTCTAGCAAAAGACCTATTTTTATTTTTACTTTTTACTGATAATCTAGAGTTATTCATTGGATTACCTGTAGTATGATGAACATCTTTGCCGTCACCTTTATGAACTAGTCCTTTTTTTGCCATAATTGCTCTAGCTTTATTTCTACTAGCTCTTCTTTTTATTTGATTAGGTTTACCCTGATACCTGTCATATTCTTTTCTATAATTTCTTTTAAAAGCCATGTTATGCTATACCTGTATAATATTCTCTCAAAGATACAATTACATGTAGTCTGTTTGCTGTAGCTGCTTGTACTTTTAATATTTCACTAGCTTTTAAAACTAAATCTCTGGACAATAATTCTGCCGTTGCATTCGCACTAATCGCTTTTGTTTTAAACACACTAAATGTAGCTGGGCTAGATGCGGCATCTGTAATAGAAACTGTAATCGTATCTGCATTACCAGAGTCCTCCGACACTAAAATTGAACTAATAATAGCGTATGATTTTGCTGGAACAGTATATATTGTAGTTAAAGAAGTTCCTGTTAAATCGGCTTTAGCATTTGTATACCGAAAGGTAGCCATTAAATATCTACCTTATCTGGTTGTTCTGTCCCTGGTATAACCTGACAAAAAGGTTTTGCTTGATGTACTTGTGGATAGGTAACAGCTTTGTTTGCTTTAGCGATAGAATCTTCAAAACATTTCTCTTTACTTGTATGTAGTTCATTACCTGTTATTACCATACATGATGTTGCATTCATGTTAGCACACAGTATCATTATAGACATCCACATTATGAAAGCTCAAAGTGAGGACCATCAATAAATGGTCGTCTGCCTTGACTCCTTCTGATATCTATATAACTATTCATAGCCTCTTCCATTGTGCCTTCCCATTGTCTAATGTCTTCAATATTCCAGGAAGCTCCCCATTTTATACTAACGCCCTCTTGAATAGCTGCTTCTTTCATAGCGTCAGCAATGTCATCGTAAAACGAAATTTCCCATGATGCTCTGCCATTAAGATACGCCATTAAATCGACGGCATCACCAGTAAGGTGTTTTGATTTAAGGGTCTGGCTCGCCCCACTATCGTATAAGGCTTTTTGTTCTTCGTGTGTTCTCATGCCACATATTACACCGAAATCAACTTTACTAATTTTGATAGCTTTACAGACTACCGAGTGTAATTCGTTTTTTACGCCATCTAGCCTTCCTAGACTTCTTTGTGATAACATAAAAGTCATGTCGCTCTTTCCTTTCTTTTGCCCACTTGTTGTGGTATTTAAATCTTGTTATGGGATATCTCCGCTCCCCTATAAATCGTACCTCGTACGGAATATGCTCTAGTTTATTTCCTATTCTTCATTCCAAAAAATTTACTGACAGACCGTATCCCAAACGATGCGGCCACTATCGCACCCAAACTTATCTGATACCAATCTGGCATATTCTGCAAAGCGATAAACCCATCAGTCACGACCTGTCGTCCCCAATCACCGCAGAAACAGAGCACCATAGGAAGTGTAAAAATTATGGTTAGCCATTCGTCTTTCCATGAACTCTGTGTGGCTCTAATAGCAGCAAGCTCCCAATCAATCTCGCCTGTTGCTTCTTTCATACGAATCTGTGCTTCAGCTTTTTGAACTGCTGTTTTACCGTCTATCCAAGATGTTGCTAGTCCACCAACCGAGCTTAATAACTGTGTTATTCCTGCTACCATGCTTTACATGACCAATATCTAGCGGATGTTTTAGGTCCAGGATTATCACAGTTGTGTCTGGCTCTAAAACTTTTTCTGGCTTCTGGATTGTTTTTGCGTATCGGCATATTAGGGTCACCAAACATAACTCTTTTTACTTTGCCCCCATCACTAACAAATACAACAGATTTCTTTCTTCCGTATCCAGGTTCACCTTTACGTATTGGTCTAGGTTTATTAAGTGTAACTTTTTTTCCCTGATACTCAGCCATACTATGTCCTATATGCTCTAGTTTTTTTAGCAATGTTTTTAGGTTGTTTTACAAACTGTTTACCTTTACGATTGCCTGCAGCTTTGGCTCTGTTAGTCGCAGCTTTTTCGCCAGGACTTAGAGCTTTCCAAGCAGCGTCAGGGAGATACCTCCTCTTACCTTTAGAGGGTTTACCAGAAGAGGTTCTCCATTTTTGTTTACCCCAATTTTTTAGGGATTGTTGTGGTGCTTTAAGAGACATTATTTTCTTCTAGTAGTGCCGCCTCTAGCGTAACCTTTTTTCTTCATAGTTCCGCCACCCATCATTTTCTTGACGCCACCACGAGCCATGCCTTTTTTCTTCATCATGCCTCCGTTCATCATCTTCTTCATGCCGCCACGAGCCATGCCTTTTTTCTTCATAGTGCCACCAGCTCTCATTTTACCTTTGCCGTCCATCGCAAAAGTTGGAACCATCTTTCCAGTTTTAGGGTCTTTAGCCATAGGCATCTTTCCACCGCCTGCTCTCATTTTTGTCATTTTTGCTCCACCACGAGCATATCCTTTTTTCTTCATCATTTGCCAGTCTCCTTTGCATATAGGTTATCAAATGTAACTGCAGGGTCTAAATAACTATTATGTATTTCTGCAGCGTGGGCGTATTGACTAGGTTTAAAGTCTGGCGGACCATCACCTGTCTCCCATAAAGCAGGACTCGTTGCCCTTACTCTATTATTAGGCAAGGCAACTATGTTACCTGTCCATTTATCTGCGTCAGTTAGCTGAAGTACGTGACTCTGCTTATGTTGAGCTGGGTCATCAGCTATGTCGCTTTCTGTATAATCAACTGTGAATAAATATTTACCTTGATAAAATTCACCGTCAATTTTACATATCCAAGGACTTGAACTTACTCTTTCCATTCTAACAATCGAATGGTGATGAGAACTACAGTCCCAAGGTTGTGCTAGATGAGTTGCCATAGTTTCAGGCCATTCTTCATACATCTCATCTGCTACTAGTGCCGTGATTGGCATCCTTGCCCACATTGCACCACCGTGTACATTTTCACTATCGTCAAAGTCGCTTTCGCATCCTGTAAATATAACCTGAAAACTAAGACATCTGTCTGGTATTGTATTTACTGCTATTGCCATACCATGTATAAATTCACCGTGGTATTGTTCATGATTACAAGTGTATTCTTTACGCACCCAACATTTAAAATGCGGGATGTCACTAATTAGATAGGGCATTAAGTTGTCGCTTTCTCCTTTTGTCGTTTGAGTTTTAGTTTAGCTGCTTTCGCTAATCTAACAACTTCAGTCTTCCCCATCACTTTAGCTCTTTGTTCCATAACTGTTAGAATCTGTATCTTTCTAGCGTATGGCTTTTTTATTCTCATTACTTTTGCAATAGTTGCTTTTGCATCTGCAACTGTAGCAAACTTAATACTTACTGTATCTTTCGGATTTTCATCCGTATATAATCTTCTACCAGAACCTTTTGGCTTTTTGCCAGTTCCGATTTTTGGGTCTTTAGCCATTAAGTATACCGCCCACCTTTGGCTTTATACTGTTTAGCTAACATTTGTGCTTTTCTAGCTGACCACTGTCCAGGATTACCTCCTTTACTACCAGCTTTAATTTTATTAAATAAATTCTTACGCATGGTAGGATTAGAGTAATTACCAGCTTCGTTTACACGACTACCACCCTTTTTAAGTTTAGCTAAAGCATTCGCTTGATTTGCGTGTGCTTTACTAGCTTTACGTAGTTTACCGACTACTTTTCTAATTACTTTTCTTTTTTTAGGTGCTACAGTCATTGTTTCTCCTTCGCACATTTACCATTATCTCTACACTCCTTAGGAGTAGTACAAGTCATGCCACAGGGTATTTGTCCTCTATCTGTATATATACCCATTATATTTTTAAACACTTACCTTTTGAGGAACACAATTGATAATTAGTACATCTTGAACAAGGTATTATCATGAAAACAATCCCCCTTTACGTTTACGGTAATCAATACTAATTCCGCCAGCTTTTCTAAAATCAGGCACTGTATCAGGTTTTGATTTTCCTGTTTTAATCTTCATTTTTTTACGTTTCTTTCTGAGATAATCAAGGTCATCTCCTTTGAATTCAAGATTAGTGTTCTCTTTAGATTTTATATTTCCTGGGTCTGCCCCTTTTTTTGGACGAGGGTTTCCTGAAACCACTTTTGTTATACTTTTAACTTTTCTTTTTGGTCCTTTATTTGGAATCATTACTCCACCCTTTTCAATAAAATCAGGGTAGTAAAATATCTTAGAACCCTCAGGTACTTCTTCTCCATCACCTTCTCGGCTTATAAGTTCTTTCATTTTGTCTTCACTGTAAATTGTACGTGCCATTACACATTATCCCTTACTTCTGATTTAGCTTGAACTTGTACAGATGACCTGTTACCATTTACATAAAGTCCAAACCAGGCCGCTCCTGCCCCAACTACAACCGATACAAACCCTGCTTGAGCATTATTAGGGTCAGGTAAACTCATAAACCAATTACAAGTCTGATAAAACACCACCATATAACTTAATATAAGTGCTCTTGGTACGATTCTCCAGGAATCTAATTTTTCTGGTGTCATTTCATCCTCATAAAAAATGGACGGAGCACAGTTGGCGATAGCTCCGCCCTTTGTTGTAAAGAACCTGTAGCGAACCCCTCAGGTATAAGTACAGTGGTCGCACAACTAAGAAGCTTTTGCTCCCTCATACTGCAACATTCCTTCTGCCACCAACGCATTTTCAACATCCTCAATGCTAAAGTCCTGTCCAGTACGTTCTTTTAACGCTGCCCTTACATAATATACCGTATGACTAGGGATATGCGTCTTAAATCGTCCATATTCATTGTATTCATACGAAATTTGTTCTAAAAGAGAGTTATATTTCGTGCTTTTTGTCATAATCTTTATATTGTATCACAAAAACAACACTTTGTAAAAGGATTTATATCTTCTGTAGTAAAAATACAACAAAATTATCTAAATTAACACTAAAATTACAAACCATATTGACACAATGAGTTCAACATAGTATAAAATACATACTCCCCTCCCCCCCTTTAACATATACTGCACCCCCTTTTTTTCAAAAGCAGGGTACATATTTAATATTATGGGCGAACCTGCCATGAAAAAGAAAAACTACACATTATCTGTACGCAATCCCTTTGCTGTTCCTCTTAGAAAACTAAGATTACAAATAATCAAAAACAAAAAACTACCTTTTATACGTAAAACCAAACACAAAAAGTCTGTGTTTATGGATTAATTTACTGATTTCATTACATTTTTTATAATTTAGTACGAGAGTGTCTATTATATATAATGGGCGAACTCTGGTTTATGGTTGTATTTCCCTAATTTTCTGGCGGAGCTGTATACATGTAACGTATAGGGGGGTGGTGACCCATACGACCCCTATTTAACTCACAATAGAATTAATCTAATAAAATCAATAGGTTACGTTAGATTAAATATTAAACAAAATCATCTAATTTTATGCCTATTTTTTTAGCTTGCATTTTTTCTTGCGTATTTTTTAAGCACTAGCTCAATTTTGCCGATTGTTTAGGCAATGATTAAAGAATAGGCAGGCACTATGATTTTGTGTATAAATTAAGCACTAAAATTGCCTACTATTTAATCAATTATTATTGCCTATAAAATAACCATACCCAAAAAAATGCCTAAGAAATAGGCAATTTCTATCATAATGAACTCGCAAGCTCGTACTATCACTCGTAAACTCGTGAGCTTTACTGTCATGTGTTAATT